AGGTAGCATAACAGCAGCAGTTAGTTTTGCACAGAAATAAATATAGAGGAGAAAGATAAATGCCAACATTTACACATGGAAAGAATGCAGCTTTTAAAATAGATGATTCTGGTGGAACTTTAAGAGATATCTCTGATGTTCTTACTGATGTTTCTATTTCAAGAACAGCTGATGTTAGTGAGGTTAGTTCTTTTCAAACCACTTCAAAAGCATATGTGAGTGGTTTGACTGATTCTAGCATTACTATTTCAGGAAGCTATGATGCTACTGTTGATGGTTACTTATCTGGAATACTTGGAGCAGAGGGATCTTTTGAGTTCTATCCAATTGGAACTACAGGAGGAAATCCTAAAGCATCAGGAGAAGCAATAATGACTTCTTATGATAGAACACCTGATATAGGTGGAGCTGTTACTTTTACAGCAGCTTTTCAAGTTTCTGGAGATGTAACTGAGGGAACTGCTTAAAATAAACATTAAGTAATTCACAACAGAAAAGAGGTTATCATGAAGAGGCTTAAACTAGATGATATATCTAATGCTCCTGCACTTCCTACTAAAGAAATAGAGATTTCACAATGGGATGCAACAGTTATTGTTACAGGCTTAACTAAAGCTGATGCAGTTGAGATTAATAAATTATCAGAGGTTGATGGTGTCAGAGATGAGGTACTCTTTGAAAAGCATCTACTGCTAAAAGGATTAAAAGATCCTGAATTTAATACATTAGATCAAGTAGAAGAGTTTTACTCTAAAGCAACACCAACAATAGTTGATACAGTCCTAGTAGGGATTTACAGGTGCATGGCTTGGACTAAGGAGGATCAAGCTAATATAGCTGATCAGTTTCCAGAATAATACAGAACTAGCTTTTGAATTTAGATTAGCTATGGACTTAGGCATGACTGTTGATACTCTTAGAAAAAGTATGAGTGTTGAGGAATTTGAGTCTTGGAAGTTATACTACATAGATAAGAATAAAAAAGAGCATAAGGCTATGACAGAAGCCAGAGCAAAATCTAAATTGAGGAGATAAAAAGATGGCAAGAACAACTTTAGAGATGTTCATCAAGTTGATTGGTGCAGATAAAGTTGGAAGAGCTTTAGATAGTACATCTAACAAGATAAAGAATACTCAGAAGCAAGTTGATAAAGGTACTAAAGAAAATGCTAAGTTTGCTGCAGGTATGTCTGGACTTAGTAAAACAGCTATTGTAGGCTCATCATTATTAGCAGTTAAAGCATTAGGAGATTTTTCAATTTCTGCAATTCAAGCTGCATCATCAGCACAAGAAGCTGCAGGAGCTTTTGGAACTACTTTTGGTAATGCCTCTGAAAAACTTAACAATCAGCTAAGTAAAAATGCTAATTTATTTGGTTTAACATCATCAGAAGCACAACAACTTATTTCAGTTTTTGGCTCAGTTGCTCAAGGTATAGGTTTCACACAAGAAGAGTCAGCAGACTTATCATCAGAACTTTTTGATTTAGCAGGAGATATAGCATCATTTAACAACATCACAGCAGGTGCAGCTCCAGTATTACAGGCTTTTAGATCAGCTTTAGTAGGGGAGAGAGAAGCTCTAAAAACTTATGGTATTGCTATAACAGAAGCTGAGGTACAAACTAAAGCTTTTGAACAAACAGGAAAAGATAGTGCTGATGCTCTAACTAGACAAGAAAAGGCATTAGCTACAACTGCTCTTATATTTGAAAGATCTACTGTACAGCAGGGTAATGCAGCTAGAGAAGCTTCTGGGTTTGCTGCTCAAATGTTGATAGCTAGATCTGCTACTACTGAATTACAAGAGGAAATAGGAGAAGAGTTACTTCCTGCTGCAGCTGATTTATTAGGTGTTTTTAATTCATTAAGAGAAACTGCAACACCTGATTTAATAACAAAGTTTGGAAATTTAGGATTAACAATACAGGGAACAGTTGAAGCTTTTGAAAGAGGCAAAGATTCTTTTGATGGTTTCATGGATTTCTTTAGACCAGATGACTATGAAGAGTTTAACAAAAAATTAAGAGAAACAAACAGAATATATACAGATGGCATACTTGGTTTAAGAGGTTTAGGAAGAGAAAGAAGAGCTGATAAGGAAGAAACAGCAGAACTTGTTAAGCAATTATCTAACTATGCTTCTACACAAGCAATAATTAATAAGTCTATAGAAAAGAATAGATTTATTGTTAGAAACTTAATTCCACAAAATAAAAAACTAGGGGAATCTTTTAAGAAAGATTTATTACCTACTTTAGACAGAATAGCTAAAATTTATGGAATTATTAATAAAGAAAGTGGAGAAACTGTAGAACAAGATAATGAACTTGAAGAGGCTACCAATGCTGTTGCAGAAGCACAGAGAAAAGAATCTCTATCTACAGCAGAAGAGGCTTTACAGAAAAAACAACTTCAACAAGAAATAGCAGAGTTAATATTCTTTCAACAACAGGGAAAAGATGTAACAGAGGAACTTGCTTTAGCTCAAGAGAGATTAAAAGATGTTGAGTTTGAATTAACTAGAGAATCAGAAGAGTTAAGAGATGCTAAAAAGAATTTAGCTGAGGTTGAGTCTGAGATGGAAAGTGCAGTAGATGAAAGCAATTCTGCTATTCAAGAGCAAATAGATGCTATTAATGAACTACAAGAAGTCACTGATCTATTTAGTACAGATGATTTTCAAGAAACTTTAGAGGCTTTAGCAGAGAGCTTAGGAGTTAGTTATTCAAGTATTTTTAATGATATATATAGTGAATACCTTACTTTATTAGAAAAAGTTAACAATAAGCCTTTACCAGAAATTATTGATGAATTCTTAGAAGAAGCAGGAATTGCTGGTCTAGGAGTTATAGATGCAGGATTACAAGCAGAAATAGATGATGCTAGAAAAGAAGTTGAGGAAAGAGAAAGAATAGCAAACATTAAGCCAATAGTTACTACTGGTGGCTTTCAAGGTGTTATGAGTAGTGCTAGATCAACTATTGATACAGGTGGTAGCTTTAATTTCTTAGGAGAAGATGCTGCAGCAATAACAAGAGCTTTTAGAGAACAAGAAATAAAAGTAACAGTTGATCTTGCTGATACTGCTGAGGACTTCTTACAAGTTACAGAGCAAAGAAAAATCAAAAAAGGCTATGCAATAACCTAATGAGTGTTCCTTTTGATTCTAATGTTGATTTAACAGTAGAGATTGCTTTTGACTCAAATCCATTAGATAGTTCTCAAACATTTACTGATGTTTCTAACTTTTTAAGAAGATTTAGTATTACTAGGGGTAGGGCAACTAATCTTTCTAATTTTAATCCTGCTAATGTAAATATAGTTTTAGACAACTCAGATAATAGATTTAGTCCTAATCAGTCAACACATTATTATGATGCAGTAAATAATAGAACTAAGATACAGCCATTAAAGAGAATAAGAATAAAAGCAACTTATGATGCTGTTGAATATACTATTTTTCATGGCTTTGTAGAAAGCTTTCCTGTTAATTATCCTGCACAGGGATCTGATTCAGAAACTAAATTAAAGTGTGTAGATGCTTTCAAACTGCTTAACAATGCTACATTAGATGGCTTAGGGTGGCAGTTAGGTATTTCTAAACTAGGTACTACAACTAGGCTTACACTTACTCAAGCACAAGAATTAAGCTCTGTAAGGGTTAAAAACATACTTGATAGCTTTGGATATAGCAATCAAGCAATATCTACAGGACAACTAGAAGTTCAAGTACAATCAGAAACAGATACTTTATTAGCAGCTTTAAGAGCTGTGGAACTAGCAGAGAATGGAACATTTTTTATAGGTGCTAATGGAGATGCAACTTTTAGAGATAGAAACTATAGATTAACCAACACAACAACACCAGAAGCCTCTTTTGGGCAGGGTGTAGGGCAGTTGAACTATGTTGATATTGTTACCTCTTATGATGATGACAAGATTATAAATACTGTACAGAGAACAAGATCAGGTGGTACAACACAAGTTGCAATAAGTTCTGATTCAGTAGAGAGATTTGGCTCTAATGTTTTAACACAGTCTGGAACTTTAAATACACAGGATTCTGATGCTTTATCTATTGCAGAGCAGATTGTTGTGGCTAATGACATTCCACAGACAATAATTGAATCTTTATCTTTTACACCTAGAGAAAATGTTAGTTTGTGGAGTAAAGCACTAGGATTAGATTTAGGTAGCTTTGTTGAGGCAAGTGTTACCACTACAGCTTCTACAACAGAAACTTATGATCTATTTATAGAGAGAATAAAACATACAGTAGATGCTAGAAACAAGACTTGGAATTGGCAGATAGGGTTAAGTCCTGCTGCTACAGGTGCTTGGATACTAGGTATAAACAAGTTAGGAATTGATACTAATTTAAGTTATACTTAAATTGAAATTAAGGAGATAATACATGGCAGCAGGTGCATGGTTTGATTGGACAACAGGAGATCTAGTAACAGAAGCTAGGTTTCAAGACATTCAGGATTCAATAGTTTTTATTTATGATGATGAAACAGCAGCTAATGCAGCTTTAACAAATAAAGTTGAGGGAACTATATTTTATGATAAATCAGTTGATCAGCTTAAAGCATGGAATGGCTCAGCTTGGATAGGGGCAGAAGCAGGAGATATTGAGGGAGTAACAGCAGGAACTAACCTAAATGGGGGTGGAACTTCTGGAACAGTCACAGTTAATTTAGATTCAACAGTAACCTCAGTAGCTTTACAAGATTACTCAGAAATTGATGTAGCAGTAACAAGCTCATCAGGTGTTATTGCTATAGATATGGATAATGGCAACACAGGATCTATTACTCTTACAGAAAATATTACAGATATAGATTTTACTAATGTTCCAACAAGTGGAGTTTCAACTTTTACTTTACAAATTACACAAGATAGCACAGATAGAACAGTTGCAATTAATGCAGTAACAGTTAATGGTGGTGGAGATGTAACTGCAAAAACAGCAGGTGGAGCAGGGTACACAATGTCAACAGGAACAGGTGCAATAGACTTAGTGACATTCTTATTTTTAGATGCAGGTACACCATTACTTAATGCACTACAAAATTTTAGTTAGGAGTTAGCTTATGCCATTAGGTGCAGCAAGATTTGGACTTCTAGGAGGAGTTGCAGATTTAGGTAAATTAGAATTAATTGAAACTCAAACTGTTACTACTGAAACAAGTGCTATTGAATTTACAGATTTAAAAAACTATAATGTTCACTTTTTAGTATCTAGTAATTTTCAACCTAATGCAACAGGAGATGGGGCAAGTTTAATTACTAGAATTTCTAATGATGGTGGCAGTTCTTATATTGCAACAGGTTATCAAGAAGCATTACAAAGAATTTTGGCAGATGGAACAAATAGTGAAGTAAGAAGTACTAACACAACAAGATTCACAAGAAGTGCAGGTGCAACAGGCTCATCTACTAATGAAAATGGAGAGGGTTATACATATTTTTATAATCTTTTAGATAGTACAAAGTACAGTTTTAGCACAACACATATTGTTGGGTTTGATGGTACACCTAATTTCAATATGTATTTTGGTAGTAGTGTTTTGCCAACTGCTGAAACTCATAATGCTATACAAGTATTTTCATCAGTAGGGGGTAGCAGTATTAGTACACTTACAGCAAGTCTATATGGAATTGCAGAGAGTTAGATTATGGCAGGAAATTTAGAATTTATACATAAAGAAACTATTTCAACTACAACAAGTTCTGTAACTGTGGACAATATTTTTAGTACAGATTATGATGTGTATAAAATTACAATGTATGGAATTACAACATTAGGTACTGTGCCAACAACTTTAGGTTTAAGATTTATAGATAGTGGAGGAAGTGTTATTAGTGGAAGTGAATATGATTATGCTTCTTTAAGAATGGCTAGTAATACAACTTTTACTGAGGATAAAGAAACTGCAACAACAAGTATTAAATATATTGCAACTCAAGACCAAAATGCAGAAACTATGGGTGCAGTAACTTATATATTTAATCCTTATGACAGTTCAAGCTACAGTTTTTTGTTAAATCAATCATCAGGTGCTTTATCAGGAGTAATGAGAGGAAGTAAAACTATTGGTGTTCATAAGTCTGCTGAAACTGTAAGAGGCATAAATATAATAGACCTTGATGGGTCAAGACCATTAGAGGAAGGGTATATTGTTATATATGGAGTTAAATAATGGCAGGTAGCTTAATAAAAATAGATGAAGAAATAGTTTCATCAGCAGTAGCAAGTGTAACTTTAACAGGTATTGATAGCACTTATGATGTGTATATGGTTAAATACAATAATGTTGTTCCAAGCACAGATGCACAAGTTTTAAAGTTAAGAGTTACAACTTCTGGAACTCCAGATAGTGATAGTGAATATGATGATGCAATAATGTTTATGAAATCTGATGGTGCATTTTCAAAAACAGGTGGAACAAATCAAGACCATTTTCCATTTGATACATCTGGAACTACAACAGGAGAGGAATTAGATGGTATTTTATATCTTTTTAATTTCAATAATTCAAGTGAATACAGTTTTGCCACAGTTGAGGGAGTAAGTTTAAATTCAAGTTCTGATTTAAGGTCTGAAACTGGTGGATTTGTTCATACTGTTGCAGAAGCAAATGATGGTGTACATTTCTTTTTTAATAGTGGCAACATAGATAGTGGAACATTCACATTATATGGTTTAAAGAAGTAATTAAATAAAGTATGATAAGATAGGAGAATATTATGGCAACATTAGAAGAACTAACAGTAGAGGCAACAGCAGAAATAGAAGCTGCTAAACCTTTATATAAACAAGTAAATAATGAAAGACTAGAGTTTACAGATAGTGATTATGCACAAGCTGTAACAGACTTGGCTAACAGTAAATGGGATACTCAACAATTTGGTTATATACAAGCTAGGCAAGAAGCTTATGGTTCTATTGCTGACCAGTTAGATATGCAATACTGGGATGCAGTAAATGGAACTAACACTTGGCAAGAGCATGTAGCACAAGTTAAATCAGATAATCCAAAACCTGCATAAATTGTCTTAGATAATGGCTATCCTATACTTATAGGAGGTTGGCTATGGATTTAGAGCAATTTTCACAAGAACAGGGATATAAACACACAGGGCAGTTTTCACATAGGAATTTTATTCTTAAAGATGAGAAAGCCAAAGAGATATTCCTTAAAATAGCTAAAGAAGCAGAAGAGAAAAACATATCTGATACTGTTGCAGCTCAATATTTAGTATTTAATCACAAAGAGTTTGAACATCTTAGTTACAATACAGTAAGAAGATATTTTAAGGATTATAGGTATGGACTCTTTAGATAAGTTTGCACAAACAAGATCCACAAAGCCTACACATAATAAAACTAAAGTTAATCATCCTAAAGGCTTTGAGCCTAGTGTTTACTACTCAGAAAAGACTAAATCAGGAGAGATAGTATCAAAACCACAGCCAACTAATAATGTAGATTGGCAGGAGCAATTAGAGTCTTATTTTGGTGTTGATGCAAGTAATTATAGAGTTGTTGAAAATACTGCAGAAATAAGATTTTGGGATGTCAATGCAGGAATGGGGCAGATAGAAAGACTTTATTACTTTAAAGCTAAGATTGTATCTAATGAAGTTTATATGCCTGATGAGGACTTTAAGAAGCTCTTACAGTTAGCTAGTAAGAAAAAGCCACTACCTAAACAAAAAGTAACTAAGAACACTAAAACATTTACTATTGCATTGGCAGATTTTCAGATTGGTAAGGGTGGCACAGAAGAATCTATAGAGAGATTTATGAGCTATATCCCTAAGATAAAGAAGCAGGTTAAAGAGTTACAGAAGCATGAAACAATAGACCAGGTGCTGTTTGCAGGGCTAGGAGATCTAGTTGAGGGTTGTAGTGGACATTATGCCATGCAAGAGTTCCAGACTGAGTTAGATGATAGACAACAGCAAAAAGTAGCTAGGAGAATGATTTATACACTAATTAAAGAAATAATGCCTTTATTTAAGAGGGGATTGGTTGCTTTTGCAGGTGGTAATCATGGAGAGAAAAGGCAGAATGGCAAAGCTTATACAACTTTTGGAGATAATAAGGATGTTATGTTGGCAGAGGAGTTACAAGAGATATTTAAAGAAGCTCCTGCATATAAAGATATATTAGACTTTATTATTCCAGAAAATGAACTATCTTTAACTTTTGATGTGTCTGGTGTTGTTATTTCTATACTACATGGGCATCAGATGAGATCAGGAATTAACAGTCAAGCCAAATCAAGAAAATGGCTTTCAGATCAAGCTTTTGCAAGAAATTCTATTGCTGATTCAGATATTTTATTGCATGGGCATTACCATTATTTTTCTGCTTATGAGAGTTCAGATAGGCTTATAGTACAAGCTCCAACACTAGATTCAGGCTCTGAGTGGTTTGAAAACACTAAAGGAGATAAATCTAGGGCAGGAATGCTAACTCTAGTAATTGGAGGAATGGAAAAATGGGATTATATTAAGGTTATAAGGTAAATATGAAACTTGAGATATTAAGATTCAACAGCTCTAATGATTTCACTTCTGGACTCCTATTTGATGTGAGCAACAACAAGAGAAAATTTTTATGCTACACCTTAGAGGATCAAGCACAGACACAAAAAGTATGGGGAGAAACAAGAATCCCTGCAGGTACTTATAATCTTTCACTTAGAAAAGAGGGTGGTTTCCATACAAGATATGCAGCTAAATTTGGTGGATTTCATAAAGGAATGATTCATGTAGATGATGTTCCTAACTTTGAATATATTTTATGGCATATAGGAAATGATGATGATGACACAGCAGGATGCTTATTAGTAGGTAAAACTTCACAGGATAACTTTATTGGAAGTTCTACAGTTGCTTATAAGGAGATCTATCCAGATATTGCAGGTGCAATCATTAGAGGAGATGAGGTTACAGCAACTTATATTGATTATGATGGAGAAATTCTAGACAATAAGGCTAAAGATCACATTATGAACATCCCACAAGTTACAAAGGCACAGGAGGACATTATGGATATATTATCAACAGAAATTAAAAGTTTAAAAACAGAAGTAAAAGCATTAAGGCAAACAATCATTCTTAAAGGCTTATCCCCTAGATAATCAAAAATGAAATTACAATGTAATTCCTGTATGGATAAACTAGAATTAATTAATAATGCTTTTGTCTGCATTAATAAACAATGCACACAGTTTAAAAAAGTACAAACAAAGATGAAAGAAGAGGAATAGTATGTCTGATGAATTAAAAGATTTATTAGAAAGATGTATATGGACATTTATTGAAAGTTTTGCTTCTGCTCTTGTCATTACACCTGCATTAGGTGTAGACATTAGCACACTAGAAGTTGCTGCATTATCAGGTGGAGCTGCAGTAATGTCTGTATTAAAAACTTTTGCAAAGAAAAAAATAAGCTAAACTAAAAGTAGATTGTTATCATTCAATAACTAGAACTTGAGGGATTACTAGCAATAGCATCTTTCAGGATCTGAAAATAAAAAAGAGGAGATTTGTATCTCCTCTTTTTTTGTCTAAAAGATGGCTCTAGTAAGGGCTACATACATAATATACAAAGGGGAGTATATTTTAATTAATCTACTAGAGCCAATACCATTATAACTAATGGTTGGAACACAAAATAATTTATATCTGTTTTTTAACTTATTGTCCTAGTAATTGTCTATAGTGTTCAATACATACAAAATATTTTTCTAGCTCTTAGGAAAAGAATATTTGATAAAGAATCAGCAAAGTGGATTAGCTAGACCATCTTAACTAGGGTTAGAGCCTATTACTTCACATATTTAAATGTTCACTAAATTGAGTTCATTCTGGTTTTTGGGAGGGAGTGACACAGGGTTAGTTCCACCTCTACTAAAGACTGAAAGCCCTTGAGCCTATTAAAGGGCTCTGGGCTTTCTCACTAATAATTCTTTGAAAGGTTGTTGACTTTGTGACAAATATTTATTAAATTGGTTATATAAGAAAGGGGAATTAATTATGTTAATTCAAGAAATAATCTATCTAGGCTTTGTAGTCTATGGAGTTATATCTCTAATAGTTACATTGGCTTATGTTAGCTTAAAGCTAGATGATAAAAGACTAAGAG